TATTTACTGATCCTGGATCATACCCTATGACTACTGGAAAGTTGGGGTCTGGGACTATTCCGTTTCTTCTGTCTCCTACTACATGAGTTCCTTTATTAAAGTAAGGACCGAATATGGCGTTTCCTGCAGGGCGATCCACCCACTTACCCTCAAGCATTCGTTGTGCTTCAATTGGATCATTAGATACAGCTTCCATGACCCGATCGTAATATCCTTTAGGTAAATTCTTCTCATTGTCCTGAATCTTTACATGCACCACATGATAATCAGGATTCCACTCCTCAGTCTTTAACGGAACCTCAAAGAATCTCTTATACACCCAATGACTTGGCCCCGCTGGATTGCAAGCTGCCGTATACTGCTGGCACCCCTCAATTCCCTGCCTTCGACCCAACTGCTGAACTACAGCATCGAAATAAGCTGGTGAATCAAGATTGGTAAGCTCATCAATAAAAACATAACTAGGCTCATAACCCTTGATTCTGTCAGTCAGTATATTTCCATAAGGTGCTGAAAGTAAAGAAATCCTAGACCACCCTCCGTACCTGTTCTCAATGTCAAGATATGGTTGCTTCTGTAAATCGAGCTTCTCATCAGTGTAATCAATCCCAATACCCTCCTTCCATTCTGGAAGCACTTCCGTCTGTAATTTATGCCAAACACCCCCTTGAGTAGCCTGTGCCTTTACACCTACAATTATTAAACACAATCCATTGAATGACTCATAGGCATGACGAACTAACTTATGACCACCCAATACAAATGTCTTACCTGATGCCCGCTCGCCATAAGCTAAGATGTATTTTGCAGTAGAATCAAAAATTTCTAACTGAGATGGTGACAGAGAAGGTTCCCATGTTTCCTGAATTTCCTTGGTATCATTTCTCTGATCGAGCTTTTTGATAACCGAATCAGGATCAATCTTCCTTATTTTCGGCATCGCCCATCTCCTTTAGTGGTCTAAATCCTGGCTTACGCTTCTTCTCACCTTTCTCACGCTCAGTCATTTTGAGCATTAGGTCTAAACCATGCAGTATTCTGTCATAAAACTTACCCTGTTGTTCAGTAGCTTGCATAAACAGACGAGTCCTTATTATCTCTTCTTCTGCCTCTAAACCGCCATCCTGAATATCATCTCTGAGCTTTTCTGCTATTTCAAAAAGACTCATGTTCTGACGAATAGCAATCTTCTGGGTAAGCTTTAATGCTTCACCCATTAGTTGCCCTACCGAATCATCAAAAGATTCAAAGATTGCTAACTTCCCAACATTATCGGGATTGTTGAGCATATCTGCGATGTCGTTCATGAACGCCTCTTTACCATTCTTTTCCAACGCATCCATTAATTTATTCTGATCAGGCTCAGGTGGTGGCTTATCACGAACAAGCAATTCAGTAGCATCTGGTTGCTTTGTGTCATCCCCGCTGGATATCCATATAGCACGCAGTTGCGGATTATCCTCTACATACCTCCTTAGATACCTGCGGCTTGTACCAAGCTCTTCAGCAACCTTGGCGTAATCGCCTTCATGCTCGCTCATAAGGCGAGCTACATCCTCAGTTAGGTACTTCTTCTTTCTTGGCATTGATATATCTCCTTAACATCGGTAAGTATTTGCTCTTCCAGAAGGGACTGCATTTTAAGTAAGCAAACGATCCACCATTTGCTAATGCATAAGCACTATTTCTCACACGCCAGTCAAAGAAGTCGAAATTGCATCCCCTGCAAAACTTTTCAGCAATACCTATAGGCACCTGCTCCCAGCTAGTTTGGTTTGCAATCTCCTCAACCGTATCCACAGAAAGTCCTGAACGAATAGCTATCTCTTCATCCGACAATACACGGACTGAAGATTTGCCAATCTTTTCCCTCGCTAATAATCTTACAAAAACAGGCGGGAAGTAACTAAAAACCTCCCACCCCTTCCTGATTTTCCGCTCCATCTTCATCTATAATATCCTTGATCGCTTTTACGCATAGTCTTAATTTTTTATTCTGCTCAGGAAACTTTAACTGGTTCCCCAAACTACCCACCAAAATTGGTCTACCATTCTCACCACTCCGAAACCCAACACACAAATATCCATCAAACATTTCTTCATGCAAAGGCCTCAAATAATTCTTAATATCATTAGTTGTCATGTCACCACTCATGCATTTGATTTTCCATTTAAGTTTTTGAAAACGCAAGATAATTTGACAATTTATGACAATCAATTCAATCGAACCCACTGTTTATCTACTACTATTAATGCATGACACGCATGAGGTCGGCAGTTCGAATCTGCCATCTCCCACCACTCTTAAATAACTACAAAAGAGTGACTTACAAAATAATTAATTCTCTTTTTTGTAGCCTTAAATATCTCATAATATTTGACAATATCTGACAATTATACCTAATATCCGCTCAAATTTGACAATGATTTGACAATGGATTTTAAGGTAACACAGGTAAGTTTTTCAAAAAATTCTCCATGGATGGTAACACTGACCCATCAAAAGAAGAGAATCTACAGGAAGTTTTTCAAGTCTAAGAAAAAAGCAAAGGACTTCATTGACGAAGAAGAAGCTAAGATTGATTTAGGATTATCTGAAGAGAAATCATCATCAATGGGACTAAAACATGCGATTGAATTATTCCTGGAGGATTGTGAGAACTCTAATTTACGCCCTACATCAATAAATACCTACACCCAAAGACTGACAAAGTTCTTAGGTTGGAAAGGTAACTGCAGTATCACGGAAGTGACACGCAAGGACATCAAGCAGTTTGCTGAGACAAGTAATAACAAACACACAAGATTAGCATACAGGAATGATACTGCATATCTCATGAATTGGTGTGGAATGAAAGAGTGGATACCTGAGGGTGGATTCTACAATATTAAGCTCAGGGAAATACTTGTGGATGAGCGAGAGATACCCATTCTTACTCCCGAGCAAGCATATGATATTCTTTTCGCAATACCAGAAGCACACAAGCTGAGGACGGCATTACAAATGTTTGCAGGGCTTCGTCCATTTGAGGCATGTAGGGTGGAGCATGTAACGCCTGAAAAAATAATCATCAAGGGCGAAGAATCGAAAGGTAGGAGGTCGAGAACTTTGACTGACTTACCTTGCAATTTGAAAGTCTGGATTCAGAATTTCAAGGTAAAGCCATGCTCATACAATGCATTCAGGCTGGCAAGAGAAAGGTCGGCAGGATCATTAGGGCACGATGCGATGCGTCATTCCTTCTGTACATATGGCTATTGGTACTTAGGTCAGGAGAAAACAATGAGATACACTGGGCATACAAATCACAGGACATTTCATCATCATTATTGCGACCAAAATATTACTGAAAAACAAGCAGATTTTTGGTTTAAAGTGTCACCAGAGTGATACGCTAGTGTCACGCCAGTGTCACCAGCTGTGTATCTGATGCACCCTACGCGCGCGTATGTGTGTGTATGCGTGCGCGATATTAAGTCTATATTATATATACATAGACTATAGTATAATATATATACCCCCTAAAGGGGGTACTAGGGGGAATCAAAATTTTTGCTTACTTTCGTTAGCCTCATGAACCCAAAACCTACTTCCTTTAAGAAACTTTGTAAGTTCAGGTTTATCTTTTGATCTAATTATCTCACAGCAACTAAGAAGTGCTTGTTCTCCGAATTGCGATAGAGACATATTTAGTTCTTCTGCGAGTCCTTTAACAACATTGTACTGTTGTTCGGGCAAGCGGACTCCAAGTGTGATTTGTTTACTCATTGTTTTTGATTAGGGTATCTTGTTTGTTGTGGGGAGGGATTTCTCGGTTTTGATATATAATATAAAAAAACTTTGAAATAGATATGAACGCAAATACCCAGCATAATGTTCGCAACTGTTTGCAAAGTTTATCCATTTCACGGATACTTTTTCCGTCAATTGCAATGTCTTTTAATGGAAAATCTACAATGAAATCAGATTGAGTTTCATTATTTTCTATTAGGGTAATTTTATTCATGGGGCGGGATGGTTATTTTTTAATATTTTATATTTTAAGTTATTTGCAAATATTTTAGAGTATGTCAAGTTATTAGATAGTATATAATTTATTTTGATTACTTTTCATTTTTTTCTTGTTTAGAAAACTTTTTTCCATATTCGTAAATGTATGAGTGATATGGAAAGCAAAGAAAATGATTTAGTGGAGGTTTCAGAAGCCGCTGAAATACTAGGATACAAAACGCCAAAGTCTGTCCGTGATTTAATAGCAAAGGGTAGACTATCTGCCTACAAGCGACCTTTGGGTAGAAAAATTTTAGTATCAATCCGTGAGGTAAAAAAAATTAATCAACCTGTTCTTATTTCGAAAGGAGATTTAGATGTCTGATATACCTGAAAATGTAAAAGCAATCTGTAAAGAGATTGATTTGAGTTCAAGCGAAGCATGCTGGGAGTTGCCACAAAGAAAAGGCACATGGATCATGAAGCACAAGTCTTTGGAGAAGATTGCAGCGTTCAAAGGCGTAAAGTTTGATCTTCCTGAATATATTGAAACATCTGCTGAAAAGAAGATCTGCATAATTATGGTACAGGGACATCTTGGAGATAAGACTGAATGGTCTATCGGGGAAGCCACAGCGTACAATAACAAGAACTCCTATCCATTTGCGATGGCTGAGAAACGGGCAAAGGATCGTGTAATCTTGAAATTGGTTGGTCTTCATGGAGATGTTTACTCCGAGGAAGAAGCTGACGATTTCAAAGATACTCAAAAAAAAACTAAAGAGCATTTAGAGGAGTCGGTGGAAAAGAATTATTCAGTCATTGAGGGCATGGTTCGTCAAAGTACGGATAATCCAATTGAGGAAGCGATTCCTACAGCAGTCAAAAAGTATGGCGGTAGATTACTTTCTGATTTGAAGGAAGATGAATTAGTCGAGCTTCAGGAAATGGTAACAACCAAAAAGTGGGCACAGAGAATAGATGATGCACTAGATGTATTCAGACCTGCTCCAATCGACGAGATAGCTGGGCAAGGAGCCGATGACCCAACAGCACCTGAAGTCGTAGAAACCTTTAAGCAAGCAGACACAGCATGGCTGAACCTGTAGACAAAAGAGCAAAAGGAGGCATAGCCTACCCTTCTGGCTCATCCATAGGTTACCTAAAAAACTGTATAGGTAGACATCAGGCACAGCAGAACTTTCCTGACAAAGATGACAATGATGCAAACTTGGGAACAGAGATACATTGGCATTTGTCTGAGGAAACAGCTGAAGATGATTTACCTGATCATGTAGAGTTTGCGGTGACAACAGCTAGGAAAATGACTGAACAGCTTCGTCAGGAATTTCAGGTAAATGGAAATGTGGTACGGGAAAAAAGAATATGGTTGGAAGAAAAAGGAGAACCAAAGTTCTCAGGCGAGATAGACTTCTTTGAGGTATCAGAAGATCAGACAATCGCATCAATCATAGATTATAAAACACTCTTTGGATATCATGCACCAGCAGAGATTAACAGACAGCTACAAATCTACTCTGTTCTGCTACTAGAAGAATATCCAAAGCTACAAAAAGTATACCTTGGGTTAGTACAACCGATGCTAGGAAAAGTAACCAAAGCATCATTGGATGTTAAATCCATAAAAATTTTAAGGGAGAATCTCATAAAGCTAATAGACGAGGCGATGGGGGAGAATCCAAAAAGAACGGCGGGTGCGGATCAATGCAGATGGTGTAAAGCGTTAGCTCACTGTCCAGAGGCGTACGAATACATAAAGAAAAATACACAAGATGAAATTGAGATGGAAGCTATTGGTAATGAAGAACTATCTGAAAAAATGGGCTTTGCACCCCTTTTGGAGAGATTTATTAAGGAAATTAAAGACTTGGTCAGGGCTAGGCTTGAAAAAGACATTGAGGTTCCTGATTTCAAGCTTCGTTCAACTGGGAAAATTACTACTTATAATCCTGTTGAAGCTTCGAAAATTCTATTTGATGCTAATCTCAGTATCGAGGAATTCTTGGGGTGCTGCTCGATCAAAGAACCTGCATTGATAAAGGCTTGGCAGAAATACACAGGACTCCCTGCCAAGAAGGCAAAAGAGGACTTACGCACAAGATTAGAAAATGCGATATCTCAAAAGGAGAAATCAAAAAGCATTTCAAGGGTATGATCGAGCTATGCACATTTATCATCCTAACCCTTGTTGTAATGGCATTAATAATGGATTCTTTTGATGTATAGATTTTGGATAAATTGCAGACCACCACGCTCAACTGGGCAGGCAACTAAAAAGGTTGGTGTGCGTAAGAATGGCAAACCGTTCAGTTATACAAGTGCTCGTGGGAAATCATTACACAATGAGTTTATGAGTCTGCTCATGCCATATGTTCCGCTCAAGGCATTAGATGGGCCACTATGTATGGAGGTAAGATATGCCCTGCCCTTTCTTAAGACAGAAAGAAAAGCAATCAGGGAAAAAGGATGGGCGTACCATGATAAAAAGCCTGATGCAGATAATTTACTCAAAGTTTTTCAGGACATAATGGAAAGACTTAATTTTTTTGATAAAGGAGATTCACAACTAGTGGATGTAAGGATTGTAAAAGTAAGATCAGAAAATCCAGGGATTGGGGTAAAACTATACCCTGCACACACACTAGAGGATTTCGAGGTATGAGAATTTGCATTACATTAGATGAAGATTCTTTAGCATTCGCTAGGCTTGAAAAGCTGGTGAGCGTAACAGGCATGAAGAGCAAGCAGGATGTCTTCTTGGCAGCCCTAGCTCAGTATCGTTTAGATATAGAGGCTGAGGAGCCTAAGAAAAAAAGACGAGTCACAGCTACTAAGAAAGAAAAGCATCTTGGTGAAGGCTCACGACCAAAAGACATAAAAGAGGTAACCCAGTTTTTTAGACAAAGACAAGTACCTGAGCCTGTTGAGCCAAAAGCGAAAATCTTCTACGAACACTATCAGTCAAAAGGATGGCAACTACGCAGTGGTTCACCAATTAAGAACTGGGGATGCTGTCTGACAACATTCCAACAGAACAATGCTGATTGGCGACCTGTTCAGACTGATAACACAACAAACCTGAAACTACAGGACTTTTTAAACTGGGTAAAAGACGAGCGTCCCTCTTGGTACGGCAAGCTAAGGGATGTGCAAAGCATAGATGATATAGATGGTTATTACATTCAAGAATACAAACAAAACATTGGAAAATTTTGACGCAGAACGAGGTCTTCTAGCGTGTTGCGGTATATCTACCGAGGCACTGCATGAAGCAATGGATCAGGTAAGGTCTGAGTGGTTTACCCTGCCCTTGCATAGACAGATATGGGAGAAGCTCGTTGAATTAAACGATCAGGGAGACTGCTTGGATTTAGTTGTTCAATTGGAAATGCCAACAGAACTACAGGAAGAAATCAGAAGTGTATTTGATTCAGTAGAAACTGCAGGGCACTGGAAAGCATACCTAAATAAACTTCATGACTCTTACAGGTACAGGAAAGTAAAAAAGTATGTCATGGAGTTGTCTGATATGGTCAATGAAGGGAATCAGATTGATGAGATTTTAAATCATGCCGACAGGGGAGCTACAGAATTGCTTCAAAGTGATTCATCAAAAGTTAGATCAGGTGCAGAAGTTGTCCAATCTACAATTGAGAGAATAAAGGAAAGGCGAGAAAACGGGGTCATCAGTGGTATAAAATCTGGTATTCCACAACTAGACTTCATGACCCAAGGATTTAAGGCAGGGCAACTGGTTGTTGTATGTGCAAGAACTTCAATGGGAAAAACAGCTTATGCGGTGGATGCTGCCGTCTCATGTCTACGCCAAGAGAAGAAGCTATATTTTATATCCTTAGAAATGGAAGCTGAGGAAGTAATGCAAAGAATGCAGGTAAATCACTCAGGTGTTCCAATCAAACCAATTGAAGATGACACCGCAACCGCAGAGCAAAAGCAAAAGTTTAGTGCAACCTGTAAGTTCTTCAATAAGGAGAAAGCAAAAGAAACACTTTGGATAGATGACGATAGTTGTCTGTCATTTATGCAAATAAGGGCTAGAGGGAGAAAACTAGCACGAAAAGGACTGGATATGATCATCGTAGACTATGCACAAATAGTTCAGTCCGACCCAGGGAGAGATAAAGAAAGCGACTATGTTCGTGTCAGTTATGTTAGTCGCTCAATGAAAATATTGGCACGAGAGCTAGGAGTGCCCGTAATACTCCTAGCTCAACTTTCTAGAAAAGCAGACGAACCAAATCGGAAACCACGATTATCTGACCTCAAAGAATCAGGAGGATTGGAGCAGGACGCAGATATCGTTTTGGGACTCTGGAGAAAAGATGATGAGAAAATTGAGGAAAGGACATTATCTGTCCTCAAGCAAAGAAATGGAAGGGTTGGAGATATCGATCTGAAGTTCATACCTCATCTGCAAAGATTCACTAATCAACCAAGATTAAATTAACTAAACATATGAAAGCAATAGCACAGTTCCTTGGGCGCGTAGTACGCGACCCAGAAAGTAAAAAAGTCGGTGAAACACAACTCACCACCCTATCCCTTGCGGTAAATAGAAAAAGTAAAGGTGGAGAAAATCAAGCGAGCTTCTTCGATCTAGAAGCATGGGGTCAGCAAGGTGACTACATTACCCAATACGCAAAAAAGGGCGATGTCGTATACTGCGATGCTGAAATCAAAATAGATAGCTATCAGGATAAAGAAGGTAAGGACAGAAAAGCCACAAAATATCTAATCAAACCATACAGCTTTGGATTCGTGCCAGCGGGCGCTCCCAAGAATGGGATCGCCCAACAATCATCGGAATCTACTGAAGACTCACCGTTTTAAAATTTTTTAAAATGACTGAGCTTACAAAAAATCTAACACGGGTAAGTACCGCAACCGATGAGGATGGGAGAAAACTTGTAATGACACTAAACGCAGAGGATCAATCGATATCTATAAAACCAAAAGGTAGAACTGCGAAAGCAGAGGTAAGCATGGATATCAAGAAACTCTATACAATCATGAGGAACGTACACAATGTCTAAAGACAAAGGTAAAAAAACAGAAGAAGAAACGCTTGATTTCCCAACTGATGGGGAAGAGCAACAAGAAGAACGCACAGTCGAGGAAAGAATCGATATTATTGAAAGCGGAGCAGCTTCTATTGTTGCGGTCAATAATATGGGGCAAGCGATAAATAACATCGCAAACTTGGTGGAAAAGATTGATTTACGCCTGAAAAACTTGGAGCAGAGGGCAGAGTTTGAGAGTTCTGATTTCAAGGATGCTCTGGCTAAACGAGTGGTAGAGGAGATGGTAGCCTACGACTCAAAAAAGGAAAAGTAACTAATGGGAGATAAGCCTTCAGGTCCGAACCCTGTTGAGCTTTCCCGTAGTTGTATGGCTGAATTGAGAACCTTGGTAAATCAGGGATGGGAATATTTTTGGAGCAGAGACGAAACGAGAGGGTACGATAAAAGTGGCAAAAGAATCGGAACAGGGATTCCAAGACAACGGAATGACCATTCAGCATTTGGAGGCAGAAAGGTTTCTTCTAGTAAGTCTAAGAAATCCAATGAATGTACATCTGGTAGACCTTGAGGAGTATGATGGCTACGGGGAATGCTCTTGTGAGTATTTTACCTACATGATCGCGCCTAAATTAAAACTAGGAAAAAAACCATTTAAACAATGCAGACATTTAAGATCAGCGAAACGGGCGAAGGCTCAGAATTTACATATCCAAAAGTAATTGGACTATCTGGGGTCAAGGGTGTTGGGAAATCTACCTTTGCTCATCAGATAGGTGGGGAGGTAATTAGTTTAGCATCTCCGATAAAAAAGATGCTTGAGGTAATAGTACCGAAGATATTCATATATGAGGAGAAGGAAAGAGATATCCCTGGATTCCCTAAAGGGGTAAATGCTAGACTATTAATGCAGACCTTGGGGACAGAATGGGGACGAAACCATTATCCTGAAATATGGATAAACTTTGTTGAGGAGAAGATAGCAGAGGCTCAAGGACGATGGAAGGTCACTGACTGTTATTCTCAAAGGATAATTGTGGATGATATCCGATTTAAGAATGAGGCGGATATGATACGCAGAAATAAGGGAGAAGTATGGAGATTAAAACGCGCGGGTGTGGAAACCAATGATTCCCATGTTTCTGAGGCTGGTGTTCCTGATGAATTGGTGGACAAGGAGATACTGTTAGATGAGTAGAGTGCTGCTAATAATCATTATGTGTAGCGGATGTGCTACAAAGCGTGAGCATGTATGCCCTGCTGAGGGACACGGACCATGTCCTAATCATCCAGTAGACAGAACATGGTTTATATGGGACGAATTTCTTAAATAGAGGAAAGGTTGGGAAAGGTACGGTGAGGCGCGGTGAGGCAAGGACAGGAAGTGAAAGGACGGGAAGTGAAAGGAGCGGCGTGGCACGGACAGGCAAGGCAAGGAAACCTATAAAGTTTGCATCGGAATGCGAGGAGTGCCCTGATTGTGGAGAACCTTGGTGTGATGAATGCGAAGAACATTACGCTGAGTGTGATTGTCCAGGGCCAGATTCTGAGACTGATATATCATGCAAAACCTGATTAACATGATGAACATTAAGAGTTTGGTGCTCAAATGCTAATCATTGCATTTTATATCATGCAAAAATGATAATCAAACTAACTGAGACTGAATGCGAGTTTGCTCGGATACTGGGGGCAAAACGCAGGGGGAGTAATCGTGCAAATAACATCACTGACAAACTGGTGGCACGAGAGAACCCCATGGATATGGATATACAGGGGGTGGGTGCAGAGATAGCGTTCGCAAAAGCGTACGGGTTGTACCCACCCTTTGATATCGGTATAAGATCAGGAAGCTGTGACTTTGTAGTAAATGGAAAGACTGTTGATGTTAAGACATCAAAACATAAAAACGCCAGATTGATCGTAGCACCTGATAAGATAAATGAGGGTCACTCGTGTGACATATATGTATTAGCAACTGGTGAGTTGCCTACTTTTAACTTTAGGGGATACGCACTTAAGGATGATATTTGTAACCCATTAAACTTGATTAAGTTACGCAGTATGGTGTATGCTTTGGGAATCAAAGAGTTAAAAAGTATGCCATGAACATCGCAACCAAGTACCATGATACTGAGGAACCTGAACCACAACAGGATAAGATTGCTCGTATCAGGGAGTGGAGAAATGCATTAATTAAGGTACAGGCAGATACAGAAAAACAGCTAGAGGAAGTAGAGCAAAAACTCGAAAACATAACCCTCAGTGCTGTGTCTGATTCCGATCTGTAATTACCTGTCCTCAATGTAACCTTTCTCTCGCGCCCAGGACGGATTCACATGAATCCGATCGTGGCATTGTCTGCATACAGAAAGCCAGCTATCAACGTCTAGGTAGTGTTTTCCCCTTCCTTTTTTGTGATGAATGTCTGTACTTTTTGATTTTGCACAAACCTCGCAAAACGGCAATTCCTGTAGGAAGTTCTGGCGCAGCTTTGAGTATGTCTTCATAGCGGCTTGTCGAGTCTTCGATACACGACGCAGGGGAGTCTTTCTTTTTAGGGGAGTTCTTTTCATAAGGGGTGCGGGGCTTCCCGCTTTTTCCGTTATACGGATTCAAAGTTTATATCGTAGTATTTTATTATCTGTGGCATCGCCGCGATTGGATATTCATCGCCCATTTCATAAAAGTACAGGAATGTATTCCAATCAAAAGCTTCGCCACGGGTGTATACTATAAACGATTCGAACGAGCCTTCGAGGATGTGCGTATGCACTTGTTGTCCTGGTACCATTTGTTCCATTGATCACATAATAGCACAGCATCCGCATAGTTGTCAGCACTGAGGTCTAACTTGGGCAAACTTCCCTTTCCTAATCGGCTACCTATAGGTCTGTAACCCATTATTTCAGACCAAAAACGAATCTTCCAAACATTTCCCTCTTCTTCCGCAACAAACTTGCGGATGTAGTCAGGAGCTTTTACTCCCCTCATCGTATTTCGACCATCCAAACGGGCTTCCGTAATTCATGCGTCCCCAGCATTCGTCATAAAATAGATTACTAAAAGGAACATAGCATCCACAGCCCCGTTCACTAGCATCAAATGGTTTACATCTTTTTAATTCAGCATCAAACAAGGGACACTTTAAACATACTCGGTATCTTCTTTTCCATTCCTGTGTTTCTTTCTTCCCCCGATACAGCCAAAAGGGCAGTAAATGTAAGAATCCGATTATAAAAGTGTAAAGAAATGAAAAATGGAAGCCTTCCCTCCAGAGGACTTTTGCAAATTCCCAGAGCCTCACGCAAAGATACCCTTCTCCTCGATCTGTGCGTTCTTTATTCCCTCAGCTATTTCTTGCCCGATATTTGGTTTAGGTTTCTCGTCGAGATTCTTAATCGTGTAGTCAGCAATTTCTGAGCCTGCATACACATCGCGTTTTGCTAATGCTTCGTCCTCTGGGTCACTGCTTCTTCGATCAAATATTCCACGCTTCGATAATTCATCCATCAACCTATCCTCTCCGTATAGGTCGGCAAACTTCTCTTGACCCTCTGAAGTAGATAAGTCAAATCCGGCAGCCATACTACCCAGACCATCAAGTTTTCCACCCGAATTATCTGCATTAGATGATCCTCCAATACCGCCAGGAACGCCTGTTGAAGCAATACCTGGAGCATTCGTACCTCCGTAAATACTCATGCTACCATTGCTTACAGAATTAAGATAAGGTGAGCCTCCAGCATAGCCACCAGAGTAGCTGTCATTCCCTGTGCCCCCGTAAAGATATTTATCCCTCATTAGCTCAGTAAGTGGCGATATACCATTACGCTCAGTAATTCTTAGGATTTCATCCATTTCCTCTTTTGACATTTTACTGCCATCATCACCATCGTCCCCTGTCTTTAGTCCAAATAAAGCATCAGGTAGATTGGTATCAATTGCTCGGTCAATCCCCTGTCCAGTCCTTGCTAATGCATTACCTATTGATTTACCAGCACCACCAACTAGAGGTAATCGACCAATCGTGTTATACATGCCCAAGCCTGCTGCTTCAAACGGATATTCAATAAAATCCCCTACCCGATCAAGTGTTGGTCGAATATTACGATCAATAGTAGCCATAGTTGGGGAGGAATAGCCGTCAGATACTGAACGATTAGGATTAACTATATCCTTAGCAACTTCTTCCTGTACACTCTCCTTAGCAAATGGATTCCATTTTGCTACAGCCCTACCATCCTCATTCATTACTCCCCATGATTCAGGCCCACGAGTGGTATCTTTTGAAATGTCCCAGCCTTCTTGATTCCCACCCTCAGCAAGCGTAGGCTGCTTAAATGGATCGTCACTAGGATTAAATGGATTTTCGTAATCTGCAAGCTTACCACTATAATAACTAGCTGGTGAAGATGTGTCACCCAGACCATCACTTTCATAAGTGTTATTGTATCTCTCGTCTTCCTCTCTCGTCAGTGTAAGTGAAAAATCTTCATCTGTTAGTTCAACATCTAGACCAAGTATGTCTGCTCCTTTTAATTCAGTTAATGCTTCAGCAAGATCTAGCTTCGTGTCAAAATCATCGGTACTATTGATTGCATCTTGTATAGCAACTTGCAGTCCGTACCCCGATATATTTAGCTCTTCGAGAGAGTCTATCTCTACACCAAGAGCCTTTAGCTCTTCCATCTTTTTCTCAAGCTGAGGTCTGATTGCTTTCTGCTCCTGCATATTGATATTATGAGTCTTTCTCGCCTCATCAATCTTCTTGAGTGATTTACCAGTAAGTAGGTTCCATCCTTTCCCAACAATTTTAGCTACACCCGTTAGAGTGCCAGGGGCATTAAAATCAAATGCATCATTTGCGGTTTGTTTAAGATTATCCCATGTACCTGCACCCTTAAGCTTATCTATTTGATCTTGCTTTAAGCCAGCTTCCTTACCTAACTCAACATACTTATCTCTAAGATCATCTAGCATCGGTTCAGAAACAATATCATAAAGCACCAATGAAGAACTGTCGCCCCCTTCATTCGGTCTTCTTTTCAAGTCCTCGTAAAATGCTTGAGTTTCCATATAATCATGAAAAGCCTCAATAGGAGGCCCAATCTCATCGCTTCTAGGATTTAATTGATACTCATTTGATACAATTTCCGTCTGACTACCATCTGGGTTTGTCTGCGTGATAATACCTGTTGCTTCATTTACGCTGTATCCATCTGCAATACCTTCATTACTATTCTCCTGTGTAATAGGATTGCCAGGAGTATTCATTGGGTTCTCCCTACTGCCATCAGAGTTGGTGTTTGTATTTAACGAACCCTGTGTATTATCCACACCAGATATCTTATCCATCTCGGGTATAGTAATATTATTTGTAGCTGTCTGATTACCATCAGGATTTATATTATTTGTAGCTGTGCTAGGATTTGTAAACTGCATAGGTTGTTTATTCCCTGTGCTTTCATCCCTTTTGTTTATAATTTTTGTTGCAGTCTCTTTTGATATACCAAGTGAAACCATGTCAGCTATAGCTTCATCTGCAGGCTTTCCAAATATTTCTTTATACTGGGGGTTTCGATTTCTTTCACTCATGAAATCATCAGCTTTTGTATCGAAAACATTTTCATCCTCTAGGTATCTCTGAGTGGGCGTACTGTATAATCCTGTCTGATTATTACCACCATCTGCTAACCCACCACTAGCAAATGCATCAGCTAATGAAGAATTATTATCTGAGGCTGGTAGTGTAGTATTCAAATCATTGACTACTATCTCTTCCTCTGCACCACCAATCTTTATACCAAATAAATCTTCTATAGACTTACCATCCTTAATCGCCTGTATGTAAGGATTTGATGGTAACTCATCAGAGCTAACATTATTCTCAATCACATTGATTGTGTCTAATACCCTCTTCTCAAATGGATCACTAGATCCTCCCCCTGGTATACCAGGCTCCTGAATATCAATCTCAGTTAATAACTGTGCATCATTCAGTGTGTCTATTCTCTCCATGCCTGGCAAAGGGGCTTTCCCATAAAACTGATCCACCGCTACTGGTTGAGTAGACTTCTTTAGCGTACTATTAGGATCAACCACACTCGCACCTATAAGTGCAGAAAT